ATTTCCAAAATATCTTTCGTCTGCGCTCCTTCTTCATCTCCTGCTTCATGTCTATGTAGGAAGACTTGAGGAAGCGTATCTCTGCTAGTTGGTTCTGGCGTACCTCTTCGCACAGGTCACCGTTCTTGATTGCTAAATCAAGCGCTATCTGAGCGGCCTCGATTTGGTCTCTCATGAGTTGAATACGCTGCGATCGGGACTCGATGGTCATCTTATCCTGTCGGATGGTCTCAGCGGCTGCTGAGATGACCTCCTGCGCCTCACGGGGTATCTGTGGGCTAGTTGGCTGGGCGCAAACGTCCAGTGCGGTACTCATTGAGAAGATAATTCCAAGAGTTAACGTAAAGTGTTTTAAGCGAGTCATTGGACATACGGGGTATTCGTGAAACAATTTTTTGTGCTTTGTCTATGCGCTCCTGTTCAAGCAGGAACTGCTGCTGGTCTTGCACCATGAACGAGTCAAGTGCTGCCTTGGTTGCGGTGACCACCATGAGGTTGGAGTCCATCTGGTCGATGTACTTCTCATTGATCTCGTGCAGCCGGTCAATGGCGATGCTGTCATGCTCGGAACTTTTCTCTAGTCCTCCAAGGTGGAACACCATGAAGAATATCCCGCACAGGATTACCACGGACAGGCCGAGGATGATTAGCGTGTAGATGTTTTTAGTCTTGTCCATCATTCAAAGTTAGCGTAACCTAGGTCTTCCCAAGTTGGTGATTCAATCATTTTTTTAGCTCCTTTACTTTATCCTTGTAGTAGTATATCAACTCCTTTATCTTGTCAAGCGGTAGGCTGAGGCGGTCGTTCCGGAGTGACTTCAGTTCCTCTAGTTTAGTCTTACCAATGCGCCTCTCGATGCCGATGGCGTACTCAAGCAGGTTGCCATGCTTGTGCTGGTTACAGCCGACGCACTGACCGAAAACATTCGACTCGTTAAAACGCAGGTTAGGGTAAGAGCCAACGGAATAAAAATGACCTGCGTCATACTTACCCTGTAGCTGTTTGCCACAGGATATGCATCCCTTTCCTTGGTCTCTGAGCCGGATGTACTGGTTGAACACCTGCTGTAGTTCTTTTCTCCACTGAGACACGGACTTGTTCCGCTCCTTGACCTCCTTCAGTTCCTTCTTGACCTTCTTGGCCTTCTGCTTGGAGGAGTAGGCTATCATGCACTCGATGTTCTCACACGTTGCCTGCATGGTGCTGTACTTGGGAATAAATTCCTGTCTACAGATGCGGCACTTCTTACTCCTCTCCTTCATGGGTCATGTTATTTTTCGGTAGGCTTCCACTCTGCCTGTTCTTTAGCCAAGTTTGCCTTGACGGTCTCTTCAAGCATCGCCTTGAAGTAGTTGGCATCACCCGCGTCATCGAAGTGTTGGCTGAATTGGTCATAGTCTGCTTCTACCGCAAAGGTAGTCGATCCGTTCGTGGTACGCAAGACCGCGAAGTTCCAATTTTTGTTTTCAATGCCGGGGAACGCCATTGTTATCGTTCCCATAAAGTGTTCCACCTTCTTCGATGGCTTGTCTGAAATCTTTATCATAGTTTTATGTTGTTTTGTTCTAGTAGCCTGAAAAACTCTTGGTATATCTCGTCGCAGGTCTCCCACTTCTCGGCTGGCATCTCTTCGTACTTTACCCTGCCTCTGAGGTAGTTCCGGATGTCGTTGAGTGCGTAGGCCATCTCGCGGCCTTTAATCGCCATGTCGAAGTATTCCTGATCCTCAGGAAGATTGAATTCAAGTATTGCTTTCATCTTGTTTTTTTATTTGGTTGTACAGGTCTCGCAACGCGAGGGCGATGATCCACAATGGGATCGATAATTAGTGCTGCTATCATTTGTTATCTCCTATTATTTCATCAATTGGTTCAATCCCTTGAGGCCGCCATATATTTTCTTGCGCCTCTTCAAGCGTGTCGAATGTTTCTAGACACTCGTAATTATACCATGGCCTGTAATCAACCCATCTTTTCTTCCAAAACCGTTTGCGTTCCACTTGGTAGAAGTAGTAAACTCTTCCACCTCCAAATGTTCGTTTAACTATGCGTACATTTTTCATTTGTCACCTCCTTTGTTTTTAAATTGTTCAAACCAATAATCTCTTGCCGCTTCTGATTTAGCACCTGTTATAAATGCTACTTCTTCAATACCCATTTTGTTAACAGTTGAAAGTCTATACTTTTTAGCAGCTTTTTCAAGTGTTTCTTGTTTACTCATTTGTCACCTCCTTTGTATTTGTATTCCTGTTCACACTCATTCCACACTTTCAATAAAGCCTGTTGAACACTTATACTATTTGGGTAGGCCGTTTCTTTTTGGATTTCCTTAATTCTTTCTGTTGTCATTTGTCACCTCCGTATGTTTGGTGAAAGTATTCTTTTCCGCTTATCCAATTTTTTTCAAGCATTACCATGTCTACGCCATCTCTATTGGAGTTGATAATCTGCTTCTCAAACATTGCGTTGGCTCGTTCAATCATAGGTAGTGTAAGCATACCAACCAGTTCATATTTTTCCACTAACCACCCCACCGCGGTCTGCACAGGTTCAGGTTTCGGCTTGGGGCGGTTGTCTGCGATATATCCATCGCTATCTTCGGTATAGATTAGTTTCCCATCTTTCTCATATTCCCATTTGCACCAATACCCATTGCTTAATTCAGTATAGATTAATTTGCCTTCCTCATTCTTTATATCAAAAGGGAACTCCGTAATGTTTAACTGCTGTGCTATTGTCATGTTGTTTGATTTTTTTACAAATATAACTCGTGTGTATTATTAATGCAATTATTTCTTTTGACTTCCGTGTTGCGGTCGCCATACATTTGTCGTGTCCTCGTATTGCAGTGTGTGAGAGCAGTGCAATATGAGGAGTAAGAAAATACTTCTTAGAAAAATCGCCCTCGGTCTCTCACACGGGGGCTTTTTTTATACCCCAACCCCACCACCCGAATCAGCCCTGTCGGTGCAAGAGGCAAACTTCATACGCGAGTATGTTGGATCGGGTAGCTGCCCCTTTGTGGGGCGGGGTAGTTTGTTTTTCACGGGGGGAGGCTTTTTCTTTTCTTCTCTTTAGGTTTCTTCTTGACTTGTTTCTTTTCTCTGTCTTTTCTTTTGAATGAGCCAAGGGTCTAACCTATCTCAAGTTGCTCATTTGGGTCGGGAATGTATATGTCGAGCGTCTCAGCAGCAAACTGCTTGACGTGTTCCATGTACTCCATAAACTCCTCCGTTGCAAGGTCTGATGTTTTGCGTGGTATCTTCATGACTTCGCCGGTGCTTGGGTCGGTCAGTTCAGAGTACAGGAATCGTCCCTTGAGGAACTCATGCGCGAGGTCTCGGTCGATGTCATGGCCTAGCTCCCTGAGCCTTTCCACTATCATCGCGACCACTACGCCCCAGTAGTATGCGTTCTGCACGTCGGAGCGTACACGTTTCTTCAGTTTAACTTCGACGGTCACGGCCAAGTCCTTGTCACGGGACATGGCTCTGACTTCTTCCTCGAAGAGGGGGCGATTGTAGATTCGCAATGCCCCCTGTGGTGTGATTACCCCGTTGTGCTTCATTCGACCCTCCATATGCGGACACCGGCATCAAAGACCTGGGTCTTAAACTTGAAGCCTGCGTTTAGTTTGCAGAACATATTAGATGCGGAAGATAGTTTCTTACGCATTGATTCGGGTTCTGTTGACTTTATAAAAAAGGAATCGCCAACCTTCATATCACGGAATGGATACTTGGATGTGCGTGTTTGACGAGTGGGTGCTGGTACACCCTTTTCAATTTGGATTTTCATAGTGATTGTATTAGTTGTTCTCTTGATATGAATGCTCTTCTCTCCGGTATCACCGATGTGCTTCCGTTTTCGTCTTGGGCAAAGACATACGTCCTGTGTTCATTTTCTTCGACGGTGATATCCATCTTGTACATCACTCCGAATTTAATCTTGTTATCTTCTATGAAGAAGATTGTGTCTCCAAAGGAGAACTTGGTTTCGATTTGTATTTTCATTTGATTAATTATTAGATTTCTTCTTCTTCTTCGGTTACGCCAAACTTCTTGGCCTGTTCTACAATCTGATTGAAGTTGTATCCGGCCGCCTCGATCTCTGCTCGCACCTCCTCGTTCTTTGCGGTTATCTTATCGCCTTTGGCGTAGCGTGCAACCACACGAGTCCAACGTGCAACCTGTGACTTCACCGAGTCAGCGTAGTCGCGTGGCTCTTCGAAGTCGTACAGGAACTTGAGGTAGTTTGAATACTCGATGCCGAAGTTTTTCTTGAACTTGCCATCTTCCACTACGATGTGTTTTTCTAGCGGTGGTCGAGTGCTGGATGTGAAGTAGTGAGTGATGCTCGCAAGGTCTGCTAGGTACTCAGCCTCTAGTTCAGCCGAAGGCTCGTATTGGAAGCACATCATACGTAAGTCATCCTTGCAGATGTACACTAACTCACCATTCAGCCCCAGTCCCTTCATGTAGTGGAATAGCTGAAGCCTGTGGTGTTTGATAGGCTTCTCAGTCTTCTCCATCATGTCCATGACGAAGGATGAACAGGACTTAATCTCAAGGACTTTCGTCTCTAATTCCTTGTCACCGAACTTCTCGTATAGCTTCTCAGCTATGTACAGGGACGATGCTTGAATGGACTCCGGAAGGTGCGAGGATGTGATATCCTGTTTGGCACGTTCGATGTCAATCTTGCCCCCTGCTAGGAAGTCAAGGCGACCCGATACGCGAAGCATATTGGGGTACTCGACCATTACCCTCTCCTGTGTGTTATTGATGAGTCCAGCACGTTCCAGGACGTATCGTACCACCCACTCCACTAGGTTGCCCGCTTCGAACTTGCGGAGGCTTCTCATGTTGGGAGGATTGGTGGCCTTCACGGCCTTCATCTTCAGATACCGATCGACAAGGGGTTGTCCGATTTCTGATGCGTAGCAGTAGTCGCGTGGTTCTAGTTCACGCTGTTGGGAATAAACGCATTCATTCCATAGTTGTTGTAGATTCCAATTCATTTCGTTGAATGTTAAAAAAGATTGATTTGATTTCGTTTGGTATGTTCTTGAGCAGTCGCCCGCTCGACTGATAGTTGGGTGACACCTTGCCAATGTACTTCACACGCTTGCCTATG